GATATATGTTGGTTCAATGGTCAAGCAGCGACTTTCAGTGGACATAAGCATCAAGAGTCACCAAAGGTTGGTGATATATTTTTGTTTCCAAACTGGTTAGCGCACGGCGTATATCCATTTAGAACACCAAATGAAGAGAGAAGATCAGTATCTTTTAATTTACATTTGATTAAAAAAGAAGAACCACAGCCTTTAGACAACTAATGCAACATCACAAAGAGACAAAGTTTGTCATGTATGTTGATGATTTTTTAGATGAGGCTACGTTAAAGTCACTTCAAGACACAGTAACAAAATTAGAATATCAGGAAGTAAAAAACCCTAACGGTCAGCTCTACGGCATGCGACATACTTTTAATAAAAGTATTCACGATGACCCATTATTAAAATTAATTAAACAGTATTTTTTTCCGCACAGAAATCTTGAGCCTATATCAGTCAGCGCACATTTACGGGAAAATAATAAAGAACCTTTGTTTCATACTGATGATGATAAAGGTAATGTTGCCAACTTTCTTTTATTTGTAAAGGGAGAACCTTTGCTCAATAACGGTACAGGCTTTCTACATAATGAAAAGTTATCATCACATATAGGTTTTGTAGAAAATAGAGGATTGTTTTTTAATGGTTTAAAAATACCACACTCAGACTTACAATCATTTGGAGATAGCTCTAAAAGATATACACTTAATATTTTTTTTAAAGAAAATGAAAATTGAAGACGTACCAATGGTCCGTGTGACGTGGCTCGATGCCCGTGATACAGAGACAGGATGGCTAGATATAAAAGACGTAGTCAATGCTCCGTTGGCTACATGTCAAGAAGTTGGGTGGATGGTACATAATGGTCCAGAAAAAATAATTATTATGCGTTCATACAGTAAAGATAAAGAAGATATTACAGGTGGTGGCGCTATCGCTATACCTAAAGACTGGCTAAAGAAAATAGAATATTTAACTGTGAGTTATAGTGAATCCTAAAATATTTATAGGCACTCCTTGTTATGGTAATATGCTTACAGCAGATTATTTTAAAAGCTGTCTACAATTAACAGCTCTAGCCGCACAGAAAAAAATAGAATTACAATTTGGAACTATTGGCAACGAGTCTTTGGTAACAAGAGCTCGTAATACATTGGTACAGTTATTTATGGACAACAAAGATTATACTCATCTTTTATTTATTGATGCTGATATAGCTTTTAATCCTGAATCTGTTTTTCGTATGTTAGATTTAGATGAGGATGTGGTTACAGGTGTATATCCTCGTAAACAAATTAATTGGACCAAAGCTATTACTAAAGTAAAAGAAAATCCTAGTATTGGTGAAGATGAATTACACGCTTCTTCTTTGATGTATAATTTAAATGTTAAAGATCCAAAGCACGTTGTAGCTAAGGAAGGGTTTATAGAGGTGCTAGATGGTGCAACTGGTTTTATGTTGATAAAAAGAAATGTATTTAAGAGAATGGCACTAGCTTATCCTGACCTTAAATTTAAATCTGATCAACATTTAAATGATTTGCATGATAAAAGATTTGATTATCATGACACCTCTGATTGGAATTATGCATTTTTTGACACAATGATAGAACCTGATACCAAAAGATATTTATCAGAAGACTATGCATTTTGTCGTTTGTGGCAGAAAATAGGCGGTAAAATTTATGCTGACATTATAAGTGGTATGACACACATGGGTAATTACTCATTCAAGGGCAACGTGGCCACTCAATTCTTGCCACAAAAGAATAAATAATTTAGTATACTCCAACATGAAATTAGTTGATTTAAAGTTCCAACCAGGCATAGATAAACAAGATACGGCTTACTCAGCAGGAGATCAACGTAAATATGTTGATTCTAATCTTGTTCGTTTTCACTACGGAAAACCTGAGAGATGGAAAGGTTGGACATATTTACCAGATCCAAATAAAACTGTCGTGGGCGTGGTCCGTGATACGCATAGCTGGATTGGTTTAGACGGAACTAGGTACCTTGCTTTAGGCACTGATAGAAAATTATATTTATTCTCTGGTAGTAAGATTTATGACATTACACCTATTAGAGAAACAGCAGCATTAACAAATCCTTTTACAACAAATGGTACAACAACAGTTACAGTAACTGACGCAGATCATGGAGCTATTCAAGGAGACTTTGTAACTTTTGATTCTTTCTCCGCTATTGATGGTTTAGATATGAATAACGAGTTTGAAGTTACAACACGTGTTGATGCTGATACTTACAAAGTAACACATACTAGTGCAGCTTCTGGATCTACTTCTGGCGGAGGTGGGTCAGGTAATGCTAATTATCAAATTAATATTGGTGAGACTGCATCAACTTATGGATATGGTTGGGGCACTGATACTTGGAGCGCAGGAAAATGGAATGAACCAAGTACAGAATCTGATGTTACTGTTGCAGCAAGAAGTTGGTCATTAGATAATTTTGGTGAAGACTTAATTGCCACAGTATTAAATGCTAGCACATATATAAAAGATCTTTCTGGCGCAATAGATGCTAGAGCAACAGCTTTGTCTAATGCTCCTACTGCATCAAGGTTTAGTTTAGTATCTACTGATACAAGACATTTAATGATTTTTGGTACAGAAACTACTATTGGCACACCAGCGTCTCAAGATGATTTATTATTTAGATTTTCAGATAGAGAAGACGCTACAGATTATACACCAGTATCAACCAATGAAGCTGGTTCTTTACGTATATCAGATGGCTCACGAATAGTTGGAGCAGTGAAATCATCAGGTCAGATATTAGTTTGGACAGATACATCACTTCACGGTATTCAATTTGTGGGTACACCTTTTACTTTTGGTCTTAGACAACTTGGTGCTAACTGTGGATTAATAGCACAGCATGCTGCTATAGAAGTTAATGGTAGATCATACTGGATGTCTGATAATTCTTTTTACATGTATGATGGGGTTGTTAAAAAAATGCCTTGCTCTGTACAAGATTATGTATTTGATGATCTCAGTTATACAAACAGAAACGATATTGCCTGTGGTATTAACACAGCTTTTAATGAAATTATTTGGTACTATCCTTCAGCAAGCGCTACAGGAATAGATAGAGGGGTTGCTTACAATTATTTGGAAGGAACATGGTATACTATTAATCTTGGTAGAACTACTTGGCTAGGTGCTTATGTATTTGAACAACCAATTGCTACAGAATATGATGCAAGTGTAACAGCAAATGTATCTAGCATTTTGGGTTTGACGGCAGGAGCTTCTTATATTTACGAACATGAGTCAGGTAATAACCAAGCAGACGGCACAGCTTTACCTGCTTTTTTAACGACAGGATCTGTTGAAATTGCTGATGGTGATGAGCTTATGTCGGTTAGTAGATTAGTTCCAGACTTTGATAATCTTGCTAATACAATGACAGCTACTTTAACTCTTGAGCAGTATCCACAATCTGCAGCTAACGTAACTACAACAGGTTCTATTACTAGCACGACAGAAAAAATTGATGTAAGAGGTAGAGGTAGAGCCGTTAAAATTAAATATGAAACCAATACAGTTAATGACACAGCTTGGAGACTTGGATCTACTAAATTACAACTTAGACCAGACGGAAGAAGATAATGGCTAAAATAACAATAACAAGACTACCTAATGCTACCGCAGAATATGATGCTAACCAGTTTGATCAAATGGTTGCATTACTAGATCAAATTATTCTTTTACTTAATACAAACTACCAACAAGATTTAAGAGAAGAATCACAGTCGGAGGCTTTTTTCCTTGGCTAATGTATTTAAAAGCGCAATGGTGGATATTACCACAACAAATTTAACAACTGTTATAACAGTTCCTACGGCTAATCCTGGTGCAACGCCACCAGTCATGCCTACTACGGATGTAGTAAAATCTCTTTTAGTTTGCAATGACTCTGGTTCAACAACTTTAGTTGATGTTGAAGTTGTCCGAGGCGCTGCAACTTTTGAAATATTCAAATCAAAGAGTGTTGCTACAGTTACAACTACAGAATTATTGACTCAACCTTTAGTTCTGCAAGAAAGTGATATTCTTAAAGTTCAAGCTAATGCTGCCAATCAGGTGCACATTATAGCTAGTTTTATGGAG